TACAATAGTAACACCATACGCAGACGCGTAATAAATTAACTCGAGGTGCCTGGTAATGCAGGCACCTTTTAAAAGGAGGAAAACATGGCAGACACAGTATTAAACACAACTGTATTCGACGGAGCAAAAAAATTAATCACTCACTACAACGTAGTTTCTGATTCTACAGGAGGCACAACTGCAATAGTTGATGTTTCCGCATTAACATCCAACAATGGTAAAACTTGCAAAACAGTAAGACTTAACAAAGTTAGTTTTAACGTTTCAGTAACAGCACCTGTTGATGCAATTAGAATGGTATGGGGTGGATCAGATGTTGTTTTTCAAACATTAAATGGTGAAATGGAATATGACTATTCTTCATTCGGTGGTTTAAAAAATAATAAAGCTAGTAGTTACACAGGAGATGTAAATATTACTTTACCAGCTTGTACATCAGGAGATTCCGCTACAGTTGTTTGTGAATGGATTAAAGTCTACGAATAGGAGGCTAAATGGCTAACACAACTTCTGGGACAACTACTTTTGATAAAACTTTTTCTATCGATGAAATAGTAGAAGAAGCTTATGATAGAATTGGAGTATTAGATTATTCTGGTTATCAATTAAAAACCGCTAGACGTTCTTTAAATATAATGCTTCAAGAATGGGGTAACAGAGGTATTCACTATTGGGAAATAGGAGAACTTGACCTTGATTTAATTCAAGGGCAAGCTGAATATAAATTTTTTAGATCATCTGGAGATGGTACAAGTGCTACTTCTAATCCAAATGGTGTTTATGGAATATCCGATGTCCTTGAAGCGCAATTAAGATCAGATAGAACTGCAACAGATCAATCAGATAGTCCAATGACAAAAGTTGACAGATCAACTTATGGTGCTTTTTCAAATAAACTTTCTCAAGGTACTCCTAATCAATATTGGGTTCAGAGATTTATAGATCATGTTAGTATTAGTGTTTACCCTACACCAGATTCTACTAATGCATCTAAAGATATGCATTTCTATTATATAAAAAGAATTCAAGATGTAGGAGAATATACAAATGCAACTGATATGCCTTTTAGATTTGTACCTTGTATGGTTGCAGGTTTAGCTTATTATTTATCCATGAAGTATGCTCCACAATTAATGCAACCTATGAAATTAGTTTATGAAGATGAATTTCAAAGAGCATTACAAGAAGATGGTTCAGCTTCAAGTACATTTATTACACCTAAAGCTTATTACCCAGGAACATAATGTCAAAGTACGCAACAGGAAAACATTCGAAAGCAATTTCCGATAGATCAGGTATGGAATTTCCATATAGAGAAATGGTCAGAGAATGGAATGGTGCGTTTGTACATTACACAGAATACGAACCCAAGCAACCACAACTTGAACCAAAACCAATTGGTGGTGATGGTATTGCATTAATAAATGTAAGACCAGATAGAACAGAACCAATTACAACTGTTATGATTCCTGAAAACGGTTTTAAAACTTATCAAACAGGATCAGGTGTTTTAAATGTAAATGTACCTGGACATGGTTTAACAAATGGTACTACTTATTTATTTAGAGGTCCACCTACAATATCACCTGGTACAGGAACATCTACTAATCCTGTTTTTGCTTATGCAACTATTCCTAGTTTTGATGGAATTACAGGTGCAAACATAGGTCAGGGGTCCGGATATGCAATAACAACCGGTTTATTTCAAAATGGAATAAGAGTTACGACAGATTTTGCTTTGTCAAATTTCTTCTTCTTTACAGTTAATACAGATACTGCTACAACAGGAAATGTAAAAGGAGGAGGCTATGGGTGCTCAATAGGTCCCATAACGATATCACCATGATTAGAAAATTTATTAATTGGATTAAAAATATATTTACACCTGAAAAACAAGATCCACATCTTGAAATGTATGAAGAAGCTAGACCTGATAAAGTAGAAAAAATACGTAGAAAATATAAAGGAAACTCTGAATAATGACATATGCAGAATTAGTACAAAAAATTAGTGACTATACAGAAGTAGATAGTAATGTTTTAACTTCTACTATTGTTAATGGTTTTATCGAAGATGCAGAATGGAGAATTTACAGAGATGTAGATTCAGACAGTAATAGAAGATATGCTACAGCTAATTTAGTTACTAATGACCGATTTATATCTACTCCAGCAGAGGCTTTAGTTATAAGATCTGTTCAAATAGTAAATGGTGGTTCGGGATCCACGAGAAATTTTTTAGAATTTAGAGATACAAGTTTTATGTCAGAATTTAATTCAACAGGGGTTACTGGAGAACCTAAATACTATGGTATGTGGGAAGATGATAAAATGGTTTTAGCACCAACTCCTAATTCAACATACCAGGTTCAAGTTAATTATATCTTGAAAGATCCAGGCTTATCGAGTACAAATACAACTACATACCTAAGTAAGTATTTTCCCAACGGACTTTTGTATGCATGTTTAGTCGAAGCTTTTAGCTTTTTAAAAGGCCCTGCAGATCTCCTTCAACTATACGAAGGTAAATACAAATCAGCAATACAGGGATACGCTACAGAACAAATGGGAAGAAGAAGACGTGATGAATACCAATCAGGTGTTCCTCGTGTCGGAGGAAAATAAGAGATATATTATGGCTATAACACAAGCAATTGCAAACGCTTTTAAAAAACAACTACTAGAAGCAGATCACAACTTTAAACAATCAGGTGGTGATAAATTTAAATTAGCTCTTTATACTTCTTCAGCATCTTTAAACTCAACTACTACAGCTTACGCTTCAGGTAATGAAGTTAGTAATACTGGAACTTATTCAGCGGGTGGTGGAGCTTTAGTTAACAACGGGACTTCTATCGGTACAGGAACTGGTAAAGGTGTAGCTATTGTTGACTTTGCAGATTTGTCTTTTACGTCAGCGACAATCACAGCAAGAGGAGCATTAATCTATAACACATCTTCAGCTACAACTAATGCAGCTGTTGCAGTTTTAGATTTTGGAGCAGATAAAACTAGCACATCAGGAACTTTCACAGTTGTATTTCCAGCGTTTACAACTTCAGCAGCTATATTAAGAATCTCTGGATAGGAGTATTAAATGGCATTAATTGTACATGACAGAGTAAGAGAAACCTCTACCACTACAGGTACAGGTACATTAACTTTAGCAGGAGCCGTTCAAGGCTTTGAAACTTTTTCTAGTGCAATAGGAAACACTAACACAACTTATTACGCAATCGTTAATCAAGCAAACGCAGAATTCGAAGTTGGTCTTGGAACTGTATCAGCAGGTGCATTAGCAAGAACAACTATAATCACATCATCAAACTCAAACAACGCTGTAAACTTTTCAGCAGGTACAAAAGATGTATTTTGTACTTTACCTGCAACAAAAGCAGTTATAGAAGATGCAAGCAGTAATGTATCACTTCCAGCAAATTTAACTGTTGGTGACATGACATTATCTGGAAGCACAATAAGCGATACTAGTTCTTTTAAAATAGACACAGATAGTGCTATAATTTTAGACGCTGGTAGTGGTGGTAATGGTGTTCAAATAGATGATGATGGCACTGAAATTCTTCGTATATCAAACTCATCCAGTGATGTTACTATACAAACTAAAGTATCGGATAAAGATTTATTTATTAAAGGTAATGATGGCGGTTCTGATGTTACAGCTTTAAGTTTTGATATGTCTGCTGCTGGCGCAGCTACATTTGGTAATAATGTAAATGTTACTGCAGACTTAGATGTTGATGGCAATACTACAACAGACGGAATAACTAACTCTGGTAATTTTTCTACAGATGGTGGCTCTATAAAATTAGATGGTAACTATCCTACAGGAAATAACAACGTTGCTATGGGTGATAATGCTTTAAATAGTGTTGCTTCGGATGGAAACAGTAATACAATTATAGGTAATAATGCTGGAACAGCAATTACTACAGGAGATTTAAATACAGGAGTTGGTGCTGGTGCATTACTAGGAACCAATACTGCATCAAACAACACAGCATTTGGTGGAATATCATTATGTGCTAACACGACAGGCGCATGTAATACAGCAGTAGGAGCTTGTGCTTTACAAGAAAATACAACTGCTTCATATAACACAGGAATAGGTTTTAAATCTTTAGGTGTTAACACAACGGGTCAAGAAAACACTGCTATTGGTTGGACTTCTTTAGATGCAAATACAACAGGAAGTAACAACACATCTCTTGGTTCACAATCTTTAAGTGGTAATACAACAGCAAGTGATAACACTGCAATAGGTAAAAATTCTTTAAGAGCTAACACAACAGGTGGAAGTAATACATCATTAGGTGTTCAATCTTTACTTGCTAACACAACAGGTGGAAATAATGTTGCTGCTGGTAAGTGTGCTCTATGCACTAATAC